ATGGATTTTGAGCAAAAACACCCATCTTGAATAAGTCCATCAAGAATGCTTGCTTGGCTGCTTTACTATGAGGAAGCGCTGAACCAGCTTCAACCCGAACATCTTTATTACCCCGTAATGCAGAACCCTTCAAGAAAGTAACAGAGAACGATTCATCCTTACCGGCAATTTTAATTAATCTGTCTTGATCCCAATAATCAATCACATAACAAAGAATATGTTTACCAAGGCATTCCATACCATATTCAATATGCTGGATTACCTCAGATAAGATAGTATCATCTTGTTCTTGTAAATATGAGATTGCAGTAGCCGCAGTGACTTGACTAGGAGTATTACCTCTGCTCACTTCATGCTGACCAGAGATATCATCCATATCTGCATTAATACGTTCAATTTCATTCTCTACATAAGCCGGAAGTCCAGCCATAGGAAGAGGTCTAGGTTCACCTAATCCTGGCTCATAAGGAATTCCCTGACCCGGCTCAGAAGTAATTTTAGTTGGATCAATTGAGCCTTTAGGATATAGAATCTTCGGCTTAGCCATTAAATTCTTAGCTTCAACAATTTGAGAGCGAGTACGGTTCAATTCCCGCTGTAGAGGAATCAAGTCCTCAATTACTGAAGTACCATAAAACTGACCGCTCTCAATATGCGTGAATTTAATGAAAGGATACTCACCATGAGAATATGGAAACTCCTCAACTACTTGAATTAACTGGTCACCAACAATAGTAATCATTCCACCTTTAGGAAACATCTTATGACCATAAGGCTTAATCCAAATTTCCATACAAAGATACTGGTCTTCAACTGGCTTACGAAGACCAACAACATCAAAGAATGCTTCATCAAGTAAATTATTCTCAGTTGATTTAACCGTCATTTTGGTAACAACTTGTTTACCATAATAAGTCTCTAACCAAGACTTAGACTTAGTATAAACATGGAAGATAAATGGCTGACAATTAATATCAGGTTCCATTAAATCAGGAACAAAGAGAAAGAAAGGAATCAGATTCTCAATACAAAGGTCACCCTGGACATCAGTAGGGTTACCAGTATATTGGTCAGCCGGACCTTTTTCCTTAGCTACCTTATTCTTATCCCAATAACATTTAATGAAACTAGTTCCACAGATAGATCCCCACCATTGACGACGAAGATTAGTCTCTGCAATGCAATAATCATCATAGATAGAGTCAAGAATCTGTGTCGCTGCTTTAGCTGCATAATAGTCTTCATCTTCATTAGTAGCCGGAGCTACCATAAATGAAGGCTTCTGTGCAGTACATTTGGCAATCTCACGACGAATGATTCCACGAATTTTATTAATAACTAAACGTACCCGCCAAGGAGGAGCGGGAGGAGTTAATAATCTAAAACCACTACCAGTAACTGGAGTACTAATCACAGCAATATTTTGACGCCCACGAAACATCGCCAGATTAGTATACCAAACTCTTTCCATTCTTGCACGATTTTGTTTAAGAGTTTGATAAGTTTGATTAGCCCACATTACTAAGCTTTTACGGGCATCCGCATTAACTTGAAGTGGACTGATCTGTACCTGTGAGGGCTGTAAATTCGGCGGCGTCTCTTGCGTCATCACCGTCATCGAAAATTATTTCTCCTACTCCTTGGCCTCCTTGAGAAGCTAACCATTGCTTATATTCATCTAAATCAGTTCCAGTTCGAACAGGCGGACCTTCCGACTCTCCCACAGGGAGATTATTACGCTGAACTTCTAACGCATTAAATGTTGAGAAGTCCTTTGCCGCCAGTAAGTCCTGCAACCTTTCCTGATTGTTGAGAAGACTCACTGCTATTTCCGCTACTTGACTGAACTGGTTCGAGTTCTGTTTGCTCAGTTCCACTACTTGGTGGTTGCTCCGGTTCTGGAGTTTCCACAATAGGAGAAGAAGGGAGACCAGCGCGATTAAAAAAGCCACCGAGATTATTAAGACCTCGAACAATACCCTCAAACTCCCTATTACGATTCTCAGCCTGGTCTAAATTAAGAAGCGCTAAGTTACGCTCACCATCAAGCTCTTCATAATCCTCAGGAGCAATAAAACCAAACACCGCACCAATCTCACGAGTACAAGTGTAGCAGAAAATAATACGACCCCAAAATTCAGCGTCTAATCCAGTGTCAACAAATCCATTCTTATCCTGACCACTACCACAAGTAGCACACTGACCAGGAGCAGTCATAGGAATTTGAATCCACTGAATTTTAGCCGAAGGATTCTCTACGTGCCCTAAAGTAACCGTCATAACTAACCAACCTTAGCAGTGTCACTTTCCTCAACGTCAGAGTCAGTCTCGACATTATCATCGGCACGCTCTTGAGTAACAGGGTGCTCTTGAACAGTAGAGACAGTAACAGGAGGAAGCGGAGAATTAACAACATTAACCTGACGCTCAACTACAGTATTCTTACCCTCAACAGCTTTCTCAAAAGCCTTCTCATAAGCCTTACGACGACGCTCAGCCTGCTCTTCCTCTAAATCATCAAGATAAACACCAGGCATACGACCCTTATCATCTAAGACGAAAGAACCGTCTTTAAGGGCTTCCTCAGTTGTCGTAAATACCTTATTACCGTCTGCGTCAACTAAATGCCCCTCATCATTAACATGCGGAGGCTCTTCCTCAACAACATCCTCGTGATTACCACGGTCAACTAACTCAGGCTCATCAACTAAATCATCACGATCATTATTAACGTCGTCACTAACAAATGGGTTGCTGCTAGTGGGCTCAGACATTACCATTCTCCTCCGAGATAATCGTCTACCTGCCATTGAGCCGGTCGATTAACTGAAACTAATTCCCACGGGACTTCATTTCTACTAGGCATTGCTATTCTACCAGTAGCAGGAACAGCAGCCGGCATTTTAAGAACGTTACCGATTCTATCAAGACCGCTTGAATTTTTAACACCAAGAACTCTAATGTCAGGCCGACTCATAGCGAAATATCTCTTAGCATCTAAGGCGTGATTATCTCGATCAATCGGCTCTTCGGGAGCATTATGTTGCTCGGCAATTTTTGAGGATGCATACCTCTTCTTACGATACCGCCGATACTCCCAGATAGTTTTTTCACAATTCTTGGTAACTACCCACATTGGCTTGCCGTCTACTCCGGGCTTTAAATAAGTACGTACCCGGTTGACACCAGCCATTACGTCATTGTTACCAAGAATAATAAAGATTCCATTCTTAATATATTCCTGCTGAATTGAAGTCATAGAAACAGCATTACGATTTTTAATAGAAGGATCACCAACATTATACTCAGGAGTACGACCTAACATCTCATTAATTCTATGGTAAGCAACTGCATGTTCATCAACAGTCTTCTCATTTTCATAATATTCATAGAATGTAATGATCCGACCAATTGGATCGACAGTATGCCATAACCAACAAGTAGGATTAGCTAAACCATGATCCATAGAACAATAGACATTCCAATTAGCAGGAACAGTAAAGTCATCAATCACATGAATATTAGGATTAAAATTAGGATACATTAAACCACCGACCATGACATATTTGCCATGTTCACGTGCGTCACGCTCATCTTTAGATAATCCAGATAAAGCCATTTGAGCTTCGACTTCACCAATGTGAGGATTATCAAGCATATCAGCTTCGATAATATGATAGTTTTTATCAGGAGCACTGCCGTCTTCCGGCATACCCTTATGATAAATTTGATCGTAAGTCCAAGTCATACCTTCGACTGGGGTCATAGTTAAAGTCATACGACCCTTACAGTCAATAATACGCATCAAATTTTCTTTATAAACATCCTCAGGTGGTTCCTCATCGTGATGTACTAAATCACGAGAAGTACCAGCAAATTTAACTAAGTCCTGTTCGTAAGATTTGAACTCAATAAATGAACCATTAGCAAAGCGTAATTCTGGAGGCTCTTTCTGGAAAGAATCCTCCCAGGAGCCATTCTTAAGAAGACTAGGAGGACACCACCTAGAAAGTTCCGGTATTAATACCTGCTGGTGTCCTACTTTAAAGTCAGACGCACAAACTCTAATTGCATTAGGAGCTTCTGGAATTCGCTTATAAGGATGCTCACCTTTAGCATACCAAATATCTTCAACTACTCCACCAGTAGTCTTACCAGAACGGTTACCACCGATGTACTGAGTAATCATTGCTTCTGAACTATGAAATTCTTTCTGCTTATCGTGAGGCTCATATGAATTAATATTAGGACGCTTAGAATTAGTCTTTAACTTCTCACCAAGAAGTTCAAAAGGATTAAAATTATCTTTAATAGCCATTAGGACCAACCATCCAGTCGAATACTTAGCTGTCTACGTGAACCAGCAGTTTGATCCACGTTAACTGTACCAGCAGCAGCACCGCCAGTTTTCTTATAGAAACAAGCTAAGTTATATTTGGCTACAGCTAAATCAGTAGGGATCGTAATTAATCCTTCACAAGAAAAAGCTCTTGCTCCACCACCGCCAGCAGTTTCAATTGAATCTGAAACTCCTTCTAATGCTGGACTTGCAGCAGTAGGAGTAGCAGGAGCTACTGCCCATTTAATAAATACATCAGCAGAAAGCTGAACACCTAAGTCTGCACGAATTCTACCTTTATAACGAATCAAATAAATAGCAGTATTAATAGGATTAAATGCAACTACTACACCAATACCAGTATCCTGATTTTCAGAACCAGTAGCAGTACCTGTAGCTGTCTGTGCAGTATTAGATGAAACTCTAGTAATTAAACCAATTTTAGCACTGGTCTTACCATCATGTTTATGGTCACCAGGAGAAGATTGTCCTGAGAGAATACCTAAAGTATGGTGGTGAGATAATCCACCAATATCTACGTCATCATAATCATGGAGACGGTTAACATCTGCACCTGTACCAGTACCGAAACCTGGTCCAGGTTGTTGTCCCCAAAAAGGATTAGTTGGATCGGTCATCTACTGGGACCGCCTCAATAACCTTAGGATGATTCATATAAGGTGACTGAATATCCACAATTGCTTGACCAATAGCTTTTAATTTCTCAGGCTGGTCAATTAAGAACTGCTGCAAAACCTCGAAGAGTTTCATCATGAAAACGTGCGCTTCAATTTGCCCAATCTTTGGGACTTCAATTTCTTGGTGACGTCCGGTAATCGCATTAAACATTCGGATTGCTTCAACGTTACCCGAACGGACCTTAGCTAATAAAGCTTTATCAGCTTCGTGAAGGTTATCATGAAAGAGGTTACCACTCTTAGCTCTCAAGTATTGTTGGAATGTTGGGTCCTTTAACCAGTTCTGCCAAGTCTGTGAACTAATTCCCAGGTCCCGGAGTTTCTTAATATCGCTTCGTCCGTCATGAAAATCGAACATTACCGGAACGGCTGCGAGTTGTTGAGGCGTGAGTATCTCTAAATCTGAATCGATCTTAATTCCAAGAACGTCTAAAGCTCGCTGTACGAATTCCGTCTTCATCAAATTGTCATATTGCTCCAAATTATCAACGGCCTTCATATAAACTAATTTGTCACCAGTCGGAACGTTACCGTATTCATTCCAATGCTGTTCAATTGCAGTAATCAATTTCTCTTCTGCATCTTTAAATGGGTTCTTAACCCGAATCATTTTGCCACCTCATAATTTCGGCCTAACCTACTCACCGCTTCCCACAGGGGGTATATTACGAGTGAAAGTCTCTAAGTAACTCTAAGTTGTTCAGGAGCCTAGACTTATTGATCCTATTAAACTTGTAAAGTTTACAAGCCTCAGTGAATTCAGTTAAATCGTAGTCAGCACCAAGTAAAGGTACTTCAATAGCAGTAGGAGGAATCTTAGAAATCTCAAGAATGTTCTTCTCGAAGTTATTAACAGAAGGCATATGAATACAGAATGCTGAGCAGAATCCGTAAGTAGCGAGTCCGCTTTGACGTCTCCAAGTAACTAACGGGTGCTCATCAAGGCTAAACACAGGATCAAGAATAAGACGCCTGTTACCATTAGCACCATTAGCTTTTCGCTTACGAATCTGGTATTCATGATATTCC